AAGAGGTTATACCAGTTCTAATGGTTCTTTAGGTCAATCTATGAGTGGCGCAGGTAACTTTCTGAATATAGAAAGTATTAATAAAGGGGGTTATGATATTGCGGGTAAATTAATGGGACTACAATCTTATGGAGAAATATTACCTAAATTTAAAAAAAATCTAAACTATAATATCTATTCAATAAATCAATTATTTGATTTTAAAAATTTTATATCATTTAAAAATAATCAACTGGTGGCAAGACTTCAACCTTTGGATTGGATTAAAACTGTTCATGATAAAGTTTCAGATATTTTAATAGATTTTTTTGAAGAAATTACGGATAAAGATTACAATGCTAGTATATCTTATTCCGGAGGAGTTGCTCAAAACGTTATATGGAACTCATCTTTAAAAAAAAAATTTAAAAATTTAATAATACCTCCTCATTGTAATGATGAAGGTCTTTCGTTAGGAGCTTTAGAATTTTTACGGTTAAAAAATAACTTACCAAAATTTAAAATAGATAATTTTCCTTTTTGTCAATCAGACGAAAAACCCATAGAAAATCCTAATATTGATACAATAAAAGAAACAGCTAAATATTTACAACAGGGTAAGATAGTTGCTTGGTATCAAGGTAACGGTGAGATGGGTCCAAGAGCTTTAGGAAATAGATCTTTATTATTTAATCCATTAATTAAAGATGGCAAAAATATAATTAATAAAATTAAAAAAAGAGAAACCTACAGACCTTTTGGAGCCTCTATATTAAAAGAAAATCTTAATGAATATATTGAAGGGGAAATAGACAATAAATATATGTTATACGTGGGAAAGGTTAAAAAAAATAACTTAGATTCAATAACTCACGTTGATGGAACCTGTAGATTTCAAGTAGTTGATAAAGATAGTTTATTGTATTATGATCTTATTAAAGAATTTTTTAAATTAACTAACTGTCCTTTAGTATTAAATACCAGTTTTAACATTAACGGAAAACCTATTATGTCTACTATAAAAGATGCAGAAAACTTTTTTAAAGAATCTGATATTGATATATTAGTCATAGGAAATAAAATATATAAAAAATGAACCTTTCTAAAAATTTTACTCTTCAAGAACTGACTAAGTCGGACACTGCTGTCCGTAAGGGCATAGATAATAATCCAAACTCAGATCAAATAGCAAAACTACAATTACTTTGTGAAAATATTTTACAACCCGTCAGAGATCATTTCGGTCCAGTGGTTGTGACATCCGGCTACAGGTCTCCGGAATTATCAGTTGCAATAGGAAGTTCTATTAACAGTCAGCACTGCGATGCAGAAGCCATCGATTTTGAATGTCCAGGAGTCGATAATGCTGAGCTCTGTGATTGGATTTATGAAAATCTTGAATATGACCAGATGATTCTCGAGTACTATAAACCCGGAGAACCTTCAAGCGGGTGGTGTCATTGCTCATATATCGTTGATAAACCTAGAAAACAATTCTTACTTGCATATCGAGATGAAAATGGTAAAACAAAATACAAACCCATTTTAGGTAAAGCAAAAGATTTAGTTTAAATAATGAATTTTTTAAATATACATAAAGTAAATAATTTTCAAAATCATAAAAATAATTTAATAAACTTAATAAATAAAATCCCAAAAACAACCCTTGAAGAACCAGGACAAAAAATTTCACATACAGATTGGCAAATTCCAAAAACAATGGAACGAGAATACGTTCCATATTTTTTAAATAATATTTTTAAAGATTTTGCTAAACAACTGTGTTTTAAATTTAACCTAAAATCAATTACTTTAAAAAATATTTGGTTTCAAGTGTATAAAAAAGGAGATTTTCATGAAACACACAGACATGCTGAAACACATTTTGCTAATGTATTTTTTATTAACCTATCTTCTAAAAATTTAAAAACTAAAATTTATAATTTAAATAATGATATTATTGAAAGTAATATTGAAGAAGGAGATATTTTAACTTTTCCAGCTTTTTTAAAACATGAGTCAATAGAAAACACTTTTTTAGAAGAAAAAATAGTAATATCCTTTAATATTGATCTATTTTAAATATAGGATATTATCTTATTATGACTATAAATATAAACCAATAATAAGAAAAGCAGTAGATTTATAATGGCTATAACAAGGGGACAAATACCAGCAGAGATAGACGGCAAACTTAGAGGCGCTAGAAAGAAAAAAGCACCATTAGGGTATCATTATATGCCAAATGGAAAGCTTATGAAAGATAGTGATCATGCCAAAAAATCCAATCGTAAAAAATCTAAGGTCTAGAATCTTCCATTTAAAAGTGGTACAATCAAAGAAGTTGTACAACCGCAAAAAGGAGAAGTTATACACTCTCAATGCCGCGGCACAAAAAAAAGGAGAAACAAATGGCTAAAAAAATGAGTAAAGGTAAGGGGCCTTGTTGGTCTGGTTATGAAATGATTGGAATGAAGTCTAAAGGTGGACGTAAAGTACCTAATTGTGTGCCTAAAAAATCAAAAGGCGGTGAAATGGAATATAATGGATCTTCTATAAACTCAAGTATAGACGGAGAAACTATTTCTAATCAATCTTTAGTAGATTATTACAAAGGGATGATTTAGTGAAAGCACAAAGACTATTAGTTGGTGGTTTATTCACTGCTGGCATTAGATATGGACTTAAAAGATATGCTAAAGCTAGTGGTAAAAAACTTATTGATTTAGGTAAAGGACAGTCTAAAAAATTTGCTAAAGCAGATAAAGTTGAGGCTGTAAAATTACATGGTGCTACAAAATTAACTAAAACAGACAAAATTAAATTAAATTACTATAGAGATATATTATAATGGCTTCATCAGGAACAACAACTTTTGATTTAAACGTAGATGAAATAATAGATGAGTCTTACGAAAGATGTGGAGTATCTACTGAATCAGGCTATGATTTAAAAAGAGCTAGAAGAAATTTAAATATTTTATTTTCGGAATGGGGAAATAGAGGACTTCATTTATGGAAAGTTAAAAATAAAGAACAACTTCTTACAAGTGGTGTAAGTGAATACGCAACGCCACAAGATTGTAGTGATGTACTAGAAGCTTATATATCTACAGGAGCTGGAAACAGTCCTACTATACAAGATGTATCTTTAACTAAAACAGACAGATCTACTTACGCTGGATTACCTAATAAAGGAGCTACAGGCCAACCTTCTCAGTATTATGTGGATAGACAAATAAACCCACAAATTTATTTGTATCAAACTCCAGATGCTTCTACTTATACTTATTTAAAATACTACTATATTGGAAGAATTGAAGATGCAGGAGGATATACAAATACTCCAGATGCACCTTTTAGATTTTTACCCTGTATGGTAGCAGGACTTGCTTATTATTTATCTTTTTTAAAAGCTCCAGAAAGATCTCAAATGTTAAAACTAGCTTATGAAGATGAAATGAAAAGAGCTTTAGATGAAGATGGTTCTAGGACTTCTTTATATATTTCACCTCAAACTTATTTTGGAGATGGTGTATAATGGCTTATGCAACAGGTAAAAGATCTCATGCAATATCAGATAGATCTGGTATGTCATTTCCTTATCAAGAAATGGTTAGAGAATGGACAGGTGCATTAGTTCATATATCGGAGTTTGAACCAAAACATCCTCAAATAAGAAGAAAAACAGTTAAAGCAGATGCTGTGGCTTTACAAAATTCTAGAGCACAAGATTTCACATTTCTTTCTGGAGGTGCTATATTTACTACAATTGATTTAACATTACCAGGACAATTTGGTTTTTTATCTTCCGGAATGCAGCCTGACAATGGTGCAGAACAAAATAGAAGACGACAAATTAATATGAATTTAAATTCAGTTACTGTGGAGATTACATAATGGCTATATCATATGCAAATTTTTTAACACAAATAAGAGACTACACAGAAGTAGATTCTAATGTATTAACGGACACTATTATTCAAGGTTTTATTAGAACAGTTGAATTAGATGTAGCTGGAAAAGTAGATTACGATGATTTAAGAAAATACTCTACTTCTACTTTTACTCAAAACAACAGATATGTAAGCTTACCCGCAGATTGTATGATTGTAAGATCAGTACAAGTTATTAAAGCTAATGGTGATAGATCTTTTTTAGAGAAAAGAGAAACCAGTTTTATTTCTGAATATAATAGTGATGGAACTACAGGCTTACCTGCATTTTTTGCTAATTGGGATGATTTTAATATACTGGTAGCACCTATTCCTGATTTAACTACTTATCAAATTCAAATTAATTACATCATTGACCCACCTCAATTTACGACAACGAATACTACTTTTCTTTCTGTATATCAAGAAAGCATGTTGAAACACGGAGTTTTAACTGAAGCTTTTCTTTATTTAAAAGGACCCGACAATCTTTACAGTATGAATAAAAGCAAGTATGATGAAGAAGTCAATTCATTTGCTTTACAGCAAATGGGGAGAAGAAGACGAAGTGAATACGATAGTGGTGTACCTAGAGTTAAGGTACCTTCACCATCACCATAAAATTATATAAAGGAGAAAAATTATGGCAATAACAACAAACGCAATCTGTAATTCTTTTAAAAAAGAATTACTT